TCAAATATAACTGTTACGTCAAATGAGTTCAAATCTGGTTCTGGATCGACTTCTACAACAGTATTAGCGACTCTTGGTTCGAAATTTTCGATCGTTTCAAGGATTTGCTCTTGAATAACTGATGCTGTAGCGAAATCAACGAAGTCAAACAGACTAGAACGTACATCTGATCCCAAAAGAGGTTCAAAAAACCTTTCTTCAGGGATCGTTTGTACCAAATTCATAATGGATCTACGTATAGCAGACGCATTCTTCAGTATTGGAAGGTCTTTTGTCACGGGATGTGGTTCAAAAGACAGACTTATGTCCTTAAATGCTCTAGAAACCCGTGGTATCGCCATTGGTTCGGTATAGTTTTCTTGATTTATTTATCAAGGTTGTCCGTAAGTTGGTTCTGTACCGTATCCCCAGTCATCATAATCATCATCATTACGGATTTTAGAGTGTATCTCATTCTGTTTCTTAAAATCGTGACGTACACCTGGATCATCCATCACTTCTTTCAATACACGCTTCTCACTTTTCGTTTCGCGCAAGTAAAAATCAGATCGTGGATCAGTAATTAAAGTCATACCAGATGCAATAAAGTCTTCACCTAAATCTGTTCTTTTGTTACCCATTAAAAAACCTCCTTAAAGTCCTAGTGAAAGAACTTTTAAAGAGGTTTCTATCTCTAAAGATATTTAGAGAATACTAGCGCCCTTGCCCGCGATAAGGTTTACGCTTATGGTTACGAGACGACGCTGCGTACTTCGTACCATTACCAGCTCCTTGACGAGTTTTCTTGGGAACTGATTCAATAAGTTGCTGACCAGAAAGTCCTACTTTTGCTTTTGCCATTGATGAAGTCCTAATTGTTCGTTAAAAATTTTTGTTTCAATATCGGAAGGACGTGGAGAACCAGTCTGATAAAATTCTACCGACAGATTCTCCATAATGTCCATATACTCATACACATTCAGGTTTGAATAGATTGTCTTACCTTTGATGGTGATTGTGTACTTATCTCCGTTAGACATCAAATAATCCTTGTCTTCTCGTGACCAACTCTGATACGAGGATCGCACCAGATCTCAAAACCTGCTTCCTTTGCATCCAAACAGAAACTCACATCTTCTCCACACATATCTTGAACCTCTCCTGATTCAAAGATCTGCATCTTCGGTGCAAACCAAGGATACTTCATCTCTTCGTGCTCAAACACACCGTTCTTAATCAGAAGCCATCCAAACCCTGCATAGTCAACAGTAAATGGTTTCTTACGCTTCGACATCGTTTCAAGTGTTTCGTGATTCATCACTCCACCATTGTTACGGAAGTCATCTTCATCCATCCAGTGTGCTACAGAAGAAGTCTGTCCATCCTCAGTACAATACCATCCAGATGCAATGTCCTGATCCATCAGAATCAACTGATAGAACTTCTCAGTGTTAAACACGATATCACTATCAATCCACAATTGATAATCATACTTCAACTTACCATCCCAAGGAATCTGATCTGGTCCGCGAAGTACGTTTGCTCCAAGACACTTACAACGGGCAAAGTTGACCATTGATGAATAATCTTGTGAGATCTGAATACTTGCACCACTCTGTACGATATCAAAACAGAGTTGAACAAAACTTTTCAAGAAAGTATATGATACTCCCCGTCCAGGCAAGCAAAAGACAATGGTCTTGCCGCGAATCATTTGCTTCGCAACTTCATAGTCCCATTCTTGAGGCTTGCTAGCAGTGGGAGATTTTGCTTTAACAGTAAATCCTTTAGCCATTAAATGTGTTGTAATTACGTCAGTTATTATACTCTATCTATAGAGTACTTGTCAAGTCACTAGTAGGGTTATCCGTCAATATCAGTAACAATAATACCAAGGGCATCAACCTCAATATTAACTTCAGTTCCTTCGAACCATCCCTTCTCGTCACAAATCCATTCAGGAATAATCACATAATGCTCACCCGTTACAGGATCGACCTCTACAGTCGTAAAATTTTCTGCGCGATTTTTTTGCATACAGTGTTTTTGTCCCTTGGTTTTATATAGAAGATTAGAAGTTTATAAAGAGCTCGTGAAAGCAAGACTTTATAGCTTAATGGTACCTAGTGTTTTTAGCCACACGCGCCCCATAAAAACGCCCCCGGAAACGGGGGCACTGCAAAATCACGAACGCACTGCAGGCACGAACCGCTCAGAGGTCGCTGATCATCTCATCCATCTCCGCCTGATCAATCGCGGGGTCATCGTAGCGCACACCGTCGCCGGTGGTCAGGATGCCCGCCGCTTCGAACACACTGCAGACCGCAGCATAGGAAGTGCAGCGACGCGCCAGGTTGTACAGGAATTCGTCGTTGCCGATCCAGAGGGAAGCGTTCCAGGTTTCGTAGTTTGCCCAACCGTTCATCGTGGTTCCTTTGTTTGGTTCTCTCAAATTCTACAGGACCCACCCCACCGATTCGGGGTGAGGGAGGACACCTGCTCAGGCGGCACACACTGATGTGAACTTAGTGTTGCGGAAGTTAGCAACACTGAAGCGCTGACGATTGACCAACTTAAATGTGCCGAACTGTGAGTGCATAACGTAACCCTCTGCAGAAATTCTTTCACCGTTGAGGTATGCTTCAGGACCATTCAGTTGGCGACACTGACCCAGCAATTCTTCCTTCAAATAGATAACCAAACCGTAAAGGTGCATTAGTGACTCTTTACCCAGGAAATCGTCGTTTGTGAGTGCATAACCCTCACGCAGGGAACGATTAACATTTTTCATAATCTGTGCTGCTTCCTTATCAGTAGCGAAGTCTACAGTAGGCATCAGTTCATTGATCATATCTACAACGGGAGGCAACTCAAACTGTTCGCCACGTTCGATATAAGAACCGGTGTGAACGTAAGCATCACTCTTCACAAACTTGCAATAGTAAGTATCAGTGATGACGAAATCTAAGGGTTCAGCGATTGCATCCCGAAGGTCAAACTCTGCAGTGTAAAGTGTATGCGGAGCGATGATGATTTCTTCGGTTACAATGTTATCAAACTTGTAAGTAATGGTGTTTGGTGTATACTCACTGTTACCACCGAAACCAATAAAATCACCCTGAAGAATGGCGTTGGTTCGTGGCAGATAATCGAAACATTTGTGCAGGATGTTAGCAACCTCTCCTGTATGGTTAGCATCAATGTCCTGGTGAGATTCGTTGATTTTAATCTTTACTTTGTTAAAGACACTTTTGGTCCCAACGAAGAACTTACCAGACGCAGGGTTGATACCCCAAACCACAGCAGGTGCACCGTCAATCTTAACACTCAGGTGCTGGCGGTTTTTGATAGCATCTAAGAAAGATACGTCGCCAGAGAGGATAGAATCTTCGGGGTGCTGGATGTGGAGGTTTTTCAAATCGTTTCGTTTTTGTTGTTGGTTTTAGTATAGGACAAAAAAGGGCACCCCCCGTACGGAGAGTGCCAGTTGCTCAGGCGAACACGTATCCGTTGGTGAAATCGTCAACGTTGAACACCTTGCCCGTGATGGCGGATTCAGCAACGAAGCGGCGAACATACCACCGGTGCGCCTTTTGGAAGACACCCTCCCCAGCAATGCAGAATGCATCGCAAAGGGCATTGAGGCGGGATTTGGTGGTGACGGATTGCCATCCGCCGTCAAACATTTCCAGAGAGTCTTCCGTCACGGTGGCGATGTGGTTGCCATGGAGGTAGACCATAGAGTTGCCGGTCTCAGGGTCAAAGATCACAGAGGTGTTAGCGTTGCTCCAGTTTTTGTTTTGCTGGATCGCTTGGACCATCTGGGATTCGATCTTGCGCATTGCTTTGTTTGAACTGAAAGAACAATAAAGGATCAGGAGGGGTGGTGCCTATTTTGGGTGACACCTGTTGGATCGTCACTCCCCGAAGAAAGCAAAGTGGGCATCCACTACGAAGTCGATCACGTCATCCGTGGCGTTCACACCGAACTGCTCACAGAACCAATCAACCGCCAGGTCAGCGGGCAGCATCGTGTCGAATAGGAAATCCTGCAGGTCCTGCAAGGTCTGAGGGTTGGAGAGAATGGTTTTTGTTTTGTTCATACTCCTATAATTGCAGATCAAGGTTAAGACCCAGTTAACCGATGTGCCACCTCACCAATTGGTCGGGCAGCCGACTCAGTTAGTGTTAATCAACTGCTCTAATTTCTCATTGCGTGATTCAATCATCTCCAACATATTGGAATCAAGTATACTGAGCATCAGATTTGCACCCAGCATAATGAGCATAACCGTGAAAGCAATTCGCATCAG